TTCGAAATGCGTGATTTCAGAACAATTCTTGTATTTTTCATCATTTATAGGTTGATGTACCTCAAATATCTTTCCACAATCACATTTATAATCGTATAATGGCATCTAAATCTCCTTCAAATTCTTATTTAATGGTAATATAGGGCTAACCGAAATTAGCCCCATATTGAACCGATTTTCACTTATCCTAAATTATGGATTTGTGAAGTTCACAACACCTAATGATGTTGAGTTAGCAGCATGTGATAATGCTGCACCGAATAGTACATCTGCTACAACAGAAGTTGCTAAGTGGTCAATATCGTATGATGATTGAACTCTTGGTGCTACTTGCTGTGCAAAGTACACAGATTGTCTGTTAAAGATAGTTGCTGTTTCGTCATTTGAACCACCATCGTCATCCCAGTCAGTAGAAGGGAAAACATTTAAGCCATAAGCTGACATGATTTTACCTTGTGCGTGTGGGGCTGCTCCATCTCCTCTAACATTAGCATCTGTAAAGTCGCCTAATGATAGTAAAGACATATAAGAAGCAGGTGAACAATATAAGTAGTGTTCTCCATCTGTGTAGTCAAATCCTGCATCAAGCAGTTTCTGTAAACCAGTTCTAATTAATGCAGTTGTAAATACATTGTCAGAACTTAAAGCAGTATCATTACCTGAAGCAGATTGTAAAATATCTACTGCAAGGTAGTTTTCTACTTTTTTAGCTAAAGCATAACCCATTGATTTGGCATAAGCACCAAATAGGTCAGCAGATTCTTGAACTCTTACGATGTCCTCGATTCTTTTAGCTTCGTAGTGATGTTGGTCAACTGTTAATTGAATCACACCATCTGTGTTATTTTGATAAGTTACTGCAGTTCCTGCAGACTTAGCAGCAGCAGTATCTTCTGCTACTTTAGGGATATTTAGAATGTCTCCACCCTCAGCTAACATACTTGAGAAGTCAGATACTTGATTACGAAGAACGAATTTTCTTTCTGCATAGTCAAGGATAGCATCTCTCCACATCTCAGGTATAAAATTAGCAGCTGTAGTTGTTGTTACATTTCCATCAGCCATTTTATTACTCTCCTTTTAAGGTTTTAATTTCTATAGCCATCTACTATCTGTTTCCAAAGTTTAGGGTTCTTTCTTGCTTCCTGTCTGTCTTGTTCTGACAAATCAGACCATTTGCTATTTCCAGCAAACTTTCCACTTGAAGTAACCTCTTTGGCATCAGATACTTGCACTTTTTTATTTCCCAATCTTTCAATGTGCTTTTCCAACTTTAATGTTGGCAGGTCTGCATAGATTTCTTGTTCGTCATCTGAAAGTTGGGACAGCAGATGTTCTCGTCTTTGTTTTTCTTGGATTTGGAATTGTTCTACTACAGGTTTTAACTGTGAGTTTTCTTCCTTCATCTTTTCATACAAAGATTTAAACTCCTCTTTTTCTTCAAGTTGTTTTTGTTCTTGAAGTTTGAGGTTGTCTTTGAGTTCTTTCAACTCAGCTTCTGCTGCTTGGCTTCTTTGTCTGTATTTCTTGCTTTCTGCAATTAAATTACCTACTTCTGATTTTGCATCAGTATTTTCCTGTGTAGGAGTTTCTGCTACTGCTTGTTCTTCTACTTTTACATTTTCTTCGGACATTCTGCCCTCCTGTGTTATTTACCTATTTTAACTTTGATAGGTTTGCTTTCATATTTCTTTACATTCCTATCAACAATTCTTTGCAAAAATAATGCAGACTTATCTCTATTTTTTGGACTTAAATCTGCAATAACATACCCTCTATCTTCGTTGGCTTGTACAATAGTTCCTCTTTCATATACTAAGGTTGCTCTATCTTTTTTGCCTTCAGGTCTTATTCTATTTTTTGTTTCACCACTTAATAACATGGTTACTCTATCACTCTTTCTAAATTTTCCTAATGCACCAGTTGCTTTCTTTGCTGCATAATCTTTTGACTTATATTTCTTGATACCATTCTGCATTACACCATCGTTCATGTCTTTAACAATCAATCCTCTTGCATGAGAAGCTAATTCACCATAATTCGTCTTAGTAAAGTTTGCTATATCAGATGCTTTCATTATACTGGTACCCATTCGTGTCTGCAGTTAAATCCACCACCATCTGCAAAACTTACTGGTGCTTTGGCTTCTATTTCTGCCATTGTCATACCTTCGCCTTGCATTAATAATGTTGCTTCACAAGTAGGTCGTGTTTGTGTATCATTTGGTCCTACATATTCAAACTTCTGTTCAGGTACATCTTCAAATAACTTTGCAGTAGTTGTTCTTGCAAATCTCGCAAAACTATCATTCAATAACATCACTTGTTGTTTACTGCTTAATGCTCTACCTACTCCATAGGTTTCTGTAAGTCCTTCCATAATACTTTTAGAACTCGCACCAGTTAGTAATCCTCTAAACATAGCAGTCTTTAATTCATTAGCATATCGTGTTACTCCTGATGAGATAGTTGATAAGTCTAATAATGCTAATACTTCTATTGCTTGTACTGCTGTTACTCTTTGTTTATTTCGTTGTGCAGCAGTTAAAACATCAAAACTTTTTATTACTTTTTTATCATAACTTCCTTTTACTTTTTCAAGTAAAGCAGGAAATCCTAATCTGTTTAAATCATCAACAAAGTCAATCTGTTGAAATGCTTGTGCTAACCCTGCATCATCTAACACTTCTAATCCAGCAAGAACTTTCTCAATCTTGCTAAGAAGTTTCTTTTGGATTTTCTCCATGTCTTTTTGATAGAAGTCTAATTCAGCCATTATTGTTGTGCTTTAATGATTTGGTCTACTAATGTTTCTTCTTGTGTTTGAGGTTGTTCAGCATCTATCTGTTCCACGATACCTTGTATTTCTTCTTCCTGTAAGTCAGGATTTTTCTTTCTTAGATAAGATTGTCTTGTTTCTAAATCATTTTGGAATGCCCAAGAATAGTATTTGATTTCTTCATCTGTACTCATAGGCACTTCTCTTTCAGCAAAGTCTATACTGAACTGGTCGCCAAGATTAATACCACCTGATACTTCACATATTCTTTTAGCAATTCTAAATTGTTCTTTCTCAAATGGTCTGTATATTTGTTCTGTATCACTTCTTAGTGCATCCATTAAATCTAACTGGCTCATCTTCTTAGATAGTCCCGATTCTGCACTCTTATCTGCCCAGTTAATTCTTACATTGTTTGCTTGTGCAATACTATCTACCATATACTTAGTTGATTCAATCATCGCTTGTACATTAGCATTTGGTGTTGCATATTGGAAGTTTGCCCCTTCAGGTAATACTAATGCTTTGTCTTGTCCAAAGTTAATTCGTTGTTCAGTATCTAATCCTGTGAAAACTGGCTGACCGAGCTGGAACCTTCCATGGAGGGCAAGTTCTGTTAGCATAATATTGATACTTCTCATACCATCTACTAAGTCTGATGCCCCTTCTCTAAAGAAATCTCTTGTGAATGGGTGTCTATGTGCTATGTTAAATGGTAGTATATCTCCATAAGGATTTCTATCATCAGGAACTATAGAAGTAATCTTACCTCTACTGCTAATCATAAAGTGTTTCCCTTCCATATCTTCTGTGTCTTTACTCCAAAACATATATTGTGCATCTTCTGTTCTTGCTTGTAAATGTGATTCTGCTTGATACATAATAGCAAAAGGTTCATCTTCGTTTGGTTTAAAGAATGGTGTAAAGAAATGGATTGGTCTGTATTTTAGTTTCTTATTTACATCGTCCCAATGAGTGTATAATGCTTCTGTACCTAATAAGTAAGTAAGCTGCTCAAATTGTTTCATAAACGAATCTAAGTCCCCAATGACTTCGTTATAATTGTCGTTAAATCTGACAGGAGATTGTTGATACACCAATGCTCTCCTGGATATAATGTTTCTTACAAGATTGATATACATTGGTGGGATTTGTGATAAACTATCACTATCAAAATATCCTTTAATGTCTTGTTCTAAGTTAATTCCTTCAAAGTAATCAAGAAGTCTTTCTCTTTGTTCCATTTCTGAATTGTGTCCTTCTTCTATTGTATCCATAAGAAGGTCATACAACATCTTTTCTGTTAAATTATAAATTATCATGTTTCATACCTTTTATAAAATTTTTGTTCATCAGACTGCATATTTTCCATATATCTGTCTGTAAACTCTTTAATGAGTTCTTTGTTTTCTTTATCTTCTTTTATACTTAATCGGTATCCCCATACCATAGCACCTAACATACTAACTATAACCCCAACACAGAACCCTAAACTAAACTCTACCATTCTATTGCCTTTGCTTGTCCTTTGAAGCCATATCTGTAATCAACTGGATAACACAAAGCATCTAAGAAGTGTGATAAGGTTTCTGTCTTTAATATCTGCCCATTCTCTAATGTACATAACTCTAAATCTCTAATAGTGTTCTTACACTTAGGATTGATAAACAATTTTTGTTTACCAGTAGCATCTTCTAACATCTTATTCAAAGCATTCAGTCTGTCCTTTTGAGTAGGATTAGCTTTTTTGCTGATGACTGTAAACCCAGCTTCTTGTAATATCATGTGGTCAGACTTTGTACTATTACTTGTTCTTGCTTTACCTGCTGGGTCAGGATAGACTGGCAATCCTCTACCTTTTTCTTGCATTAACTTTGCTAATTCAAATGTATTTGAGTTCTGTAATCCTATCTCATCAAACACATAGACTTCTCCAGCAGTATTCTCGCACATTAGAATAGCAGTCATATATGATGCTACCCCAAAGTCGATTCCCCAAAACATTCTTGGAGATTTCTCCATTACTCTACAATGTATATCTCTACTAAAGTTATATGCTGCTCTATTTGCAGC